GTAATCTACCTTTGTTCCAACCTTTAGGAATATTTCCATTTACTATAAACTTTTCATTCTTTCCGTTATTGATCCATATGGATTTTTCACATAATTCTTTCCTTTTTTTTCTAAACTCATCCGATGGACCAATCATTCCTTCACCACCATCAGTTTTATTCCTTAGAATACCTGTTCCATTATCTTTTCTTCCATACCATCTAATATATCGTCGTTCTAAAGCGAGAGATCCTAATTCCGTTAATCCTGATTCCATAATAACTATTCTATCACAGGTGGGTCTTTTTATCAAGTCTTTTTTATTCCTTCTCCAGGCCCGACAATTAGTTCCTTTTCCTATGTAATAAGGAGTTCCATCCGATCTTAGATAGGCGTAAATGTAGAAATGTGGTGGCNNATNATGGTGGNGTGAATAAATAGACATGCTGATACTCCTAAACAGTATTAGAGTCCGTGGGTGTTGTCGCACCGTGACGGACATCCTATTTAGGCTTCCATGATTTTTGCGCAAGGAAATTGGACCTTGAGAAGTTCATCCTGTCTACCAATTTCCACGCTTGGCCATCAACTGAAAGACAACCAACATATCCTTCTGGTGTAGTAACTTTATATCCACCATCCGGAGTATGTAGAAAAGTTCCAATATCGTTTACCTCATCAAATTTGCGAATGAGCATTGTCTTGGCATCAATAAAGAGGTTCTGTAGTTGGAATATGTTTTTGAGTCCGACAGCATTTCTACGATACCAACCAACAACCTTATTCTTTTCCATAGTTCTTTTTTGTTTTGTAGCAGGCATCTTGGCATCGGCAATCTGTTTATCATACTTGTCGGAAACGAATTTGATAATCTCATTCACATGATTAGCACCCATGTGTTCGCCTGCGCGGACCTTCTGGTTGTAATAAGTCATAATAGGAATACGATATGTGTCGTTAGAGGCAATCTCGTTTAGTAGTGCCGCAGGTATTTGTCTGAATAGATTGCCTGCCTGTGATAGAATACCAGACAATCTTTCATTCTCTGCCTTGGTTAGTGTGGCCTTACCTGTGACATCCATGAAACGATTTGTCCTATACCAGACATTGCGTGATGAATGTAACCGCCCAATATCAACATCGAAGTGAGTTTGAAGATTGGCCATACTATTACCGATGTAAGAAGTATGGAAAACAATTCCCATCTTAGCTGTCATAACTTGTCTGGCAAGTGTAGTACCTTCTGGTACAGCATATGTAATCGTATTAGGCCTAAATGTAATATACTTCTTACCATCAATGGTCTCCGATTTCAGTTCATCATGCGAAAACATAAAATCACCATGTATGATACCTGTAATGCCGAGTTCTGGAAGATACTTTAATGCCAAAGATAGTTTATCAGCCAAACCACCCGAATGGTTACTCCGAATATCCGCTTGGGTATAGTTTAGTTTGGCACCTTTGTTAAAGATACTTTTAGAACCGACAAAGAACTTACCGTTATCAGGGTTGATACCGGCATAGAGTGCGGGCGCGCCATCGAACTTAGTTCGAAGAATAAGACCACCACGGGCCTCATTCAGAGTTTTGCCATCATCGGCAAACATATCTCTTAGAGAGATTAAAAACTGTATAGCATTTCTTGTACCAGCAACACCACCTTCCAACACGGCATCCTCAATATGTGTGAGGTGACGGTCTTTCTCGGCAGCGGACTCGGTGATGAACTGTGATAGTTTAAGCATCAGTAAATCTTTCCAAATGGACCAAACTGAGGACCTTTCTTTTGTGCTACAAAAACCATATCGGTCATCAGATCGTCCCTTTCTTCTTTCTTTAACTTACAAATTTCATAAAGAAAGGTCATTTGCATTAATTTGGAATTGGCTGTGTGTGGTTCATACTTAAATACACTTGCCATATTATCAATAAATTCTTTTGCTGAAGAAATACCTGTTTCTACACCAGCGGCTTTGATAGCGGTATACATCGCTTTTGCTTTCTTTTGATAACCTGCTTGCATAAAATCTTCTAGTGAATGTGGATAATCACCATTATTATTACTGAAATTGATACCATAGTTCTTTAATAAGTTTAGAACCATTGCAATAGGAGATTTACCTAATCTTGCTTTGGCACCTAAACTGGATGTTGGTTCCCATTTAAGATTGTTAAATCCTGAGGTGCTATTTGCTTTGATTTGAAAATTATAAACTACTTTTTGTCCTTTTTCTATAGCATCAACATACACCCTTGAATCTTGAGTTGAAAAAGTATATGCTTTATCACCTTTTTTAGGACGAACAGTAGATGGTTTTAAACCAAGTGGACAAGTCATTCTTGATACGTTAAAATTATAATGTGCTTTATCAACAAATTCATCGCCGTCAACATTCACTTCTTCATATTTTGCTTCTTTACCTGAAATAAGTTTTAATGATATACCAACCACTTTTCTTTGTTTAAAAAATGTTCGTAGAAGAGAATTGAGTTCACCCAGTTCAGTGGCCTTAGAATTTTTGATTTTCTTATCTAGAGCACCAATAACTTGACCTTCATCTTTTATACACCATATATCAGCTGGATCCCAAGTATCTTTCTTAGCAATACCGTATTTCTCTTTAATGAGATTAGAAATATAATCCATGAATCCACCGTCACGATTAAATTCTGTAAATCTAGAACCAGAAAACTCTTCAAGCATAGTTTTGTGTTGTGCATAGTAAGATGCCAACCATTGCTTGTTAATCTCTGGATACAATGCTTTAAGTTCTGGGAATTTTGGATCTTTTTCTATATCATCCGGGGACTTGTATCGCTTGTTATCATTCAAGGCTCGGCGAAATATCCAAGCCGATCCTAACTCTTGCTTTCTTGTAGTATCACCGTCAGGTTGTCCTGATGTTTTTGGATTAGATTTTTTTACCGATGCCATTTCAACCCTATTAGTTTTACTCCATATTTAGTCATAGTTGGTAAGCAGCAGTTCCAGTCGTTTCGGTTGGTTCTTGCGATAGTTGGCCGAGTTAGACCTCATAGTGTAAGTCAATGGAAACTCATTCTGGTTCCATTCAGGAAACCTCTCTTTGACCGACTGGTCGGCATTGTAAGAGATGGCAGTCATAGGCCCGTTTAGATTACAATTCTGTGCGAATAGGTCATGGTCAAACCCCTTATGCATAGCACCTTTCTTACCATACAGATTGGAACTAATCTCATAAGGTGGGTCAAGGTAGATGAATAGGTCGTCATCGGCCGCGCCATCCAATAGTGTTTCATAGGATTGGTTGGTAATCTTCCAGTTCTTAATAATCTTACTATATTCTTTGAGGTCGGCAATACCATTTAAAGTAAAGTTACCTTCACTTGCTGCCTTAGAAAAGGATGAGGACTCGGTAAGACCAGAGAAGGAGCATTTATTCACGATCCAGAAATACATAGCCCTTTCCAAATCTGTATTATCGGTATTATTCACTTCTTCTTTTGCTATTAGAAATAACTCTTTTGCCTTCTCTGGTGTATCATAACGCACCTTAACATAGTTTAGTGCGACAGATAAGGAATCACCATGGTCTCTTAGATAAATCCAAAAGTTATACAAAGGCCAGTATAGGTCATTCACCCATACCGACTCCAGATTATAGTTCTGGCACATCCATAAAGCAACAGAACCACCACCTATAAAAGGTTCTCTATAATGCTTCACTCTATCCTTTGGTGGAAAGTAAGGTGCCATTTTAGTAGTCGCCTTACTTTTACCACCAGGATATCGTAAAGGTGTTTTCAATCTACTCATAATATAATCCTTCAGTTTAGACCAAGAAGATGGCCCAGAAATCATCTGCTAAATTTGGATCAGTCAAATACTCATGTGGCATATAGCAATAACCACCATCACCCCAACCTGTGCCCCAAGAGTTGCGAACAATGAAATGTGTATCATTAGAACCAACTATAACCATACAATGACCACCTACAGTATTCTCATTTGCACCAGGCATAGGAACCATACCAGAGTTTGCTACTTCTCTACTCTCAAAGGAGTCATATAGAGTGCAACCAAACACAATAGGAATACCGTGTGTTAGGACATTTACGATGTTTGCCAACTTTACAGGCACTCTAGAATATTGCTTAATGATACCTTTCTTAGCCTCGGTGTAAACGTTATCATCCGGTTTTACTGTGAACTTATTAGTATCATATGGCCACAAATCTTCTGGTGCGGCACCGATGTTAGCAACAACCTTGATGCCGTCGCGGATTTCAGCACCAGCATCGGAATCAACTGTGCCTTCCATTACACGTTCATTATAGTAAATGAATAATCGTGAAGGAACATAATCATGTCGGCCTTGTGCCTTTAGACCATATTCAACACAGGCACCAACACCATTACCAGTGCAAGAACCTAGTTGGCCTTGGTCATATACAGGTGGCATATGACCTGTGGTGCGCAAATCGATATTGCGTGAAACACCTGGCATAGCCTCTAATTTACAGATATGGTCTCTATGGTCTGGTAGATCAGGTCTCCAACCATACTTTCTCTCGGTCATTTTTATATCCTTTCGTATTTGTAATTACATGCCATACTCACTCTATTTTCATTACTCATGTTTTTATTTACCATATGTATAAGATTTGATCTGAATATAAGTATATTGGATTCTTTAGGTATATAAAAACATGTTTCTGAATTAATATTATTAAATTCTTCAATTGGTAAAGGAAGCATATTATTAAATGAATCAGGTCTTCTAAAAATTATGTTTCCACATTTTTCTGGAGATTTAACATAATACACTAAACTAAAATGACTATGTGAATGTGTATGATATTCTTGATATTCTCCAGGAAAAGCAACATTGATCCATGGTTCATTATCAGCAATTAATTTGAAATTTTTATCAATTTTAAAAGACTTTGCAAATTCTTCAACATGTTCATAGCACACCCTATATAAATCTGAAATTATACTTTCATCTAATATGTTGGTTTTGGAAGAGTTCCAAGTATCACAATTCCAATTTTGTCCTGTTTGTGTATTTTTTCTTAATTCTAATGCCAGATCGTAAATCTTATTATTATAATCATTATCAAAAATTGATGATAAATCTTCTGAGTATATTGGATTTGGAAACCATTCTATAATCATTTCATAACCTCATATTCACCATGTTCATCTGTGGTATAAACAACACCACGAATACCAAACTCTTCTATGGCCCTTTGGCAACCGCAACACGGCTTTGCCAGTCCCCATACAAACTTTTTAGAAAATGATTTTGGTTTCTTTACTCTGGTTATATAGAGGTCGGTCTTAGCCAACTCCTCTACATTTATTTCTTTTAGAGCATTTTTGATTGCGTGGATTTCTGCGTGAAGGAATACGGCGTGTTCGTTCTTACAGAAACGAGCCTGTAAAGGATGGGACTTTCTATGATTAAATCCTACGGACACTATTTTGTTTCCACGCACAATGGCCGCTGCGAAACGGATGTTAGAACCGTCATTTGCCTCGGCAATCTTACAGAGAGTATCCAGTATGTCCTTTTTCACTTTCATAATGTATTATAGCACAAAGAAAGCATTAGGTCAATACTGGGTATTTGTTCTTTATTGTTCCTTTGAGTGTGGTAATGGTGGCGTCATAGTTCTGGCCAACATCTATTCCTTTATAGCGCCATATAATTCTAATCACACCGATTCCTCTAGCATACCATCCGCGCCAGCCTGTGGAAGCACCGCCATTCCAGGACTGGTCGTATTCTATTTCAAGGACATCATTATACTTGGTGCCTGAATGAGTGGTAAGGGAACTATAGAGAGCAGTAAACTTAACTCGTTGGTTACCTATTGTAGGAGCCTCAAACTTTGTTGATGCTACTGGATCAATCTGGCATACGGCGTTAAACTCATCACCAATCTTTTGCGTACCACCCCAAAAGATTTCTTTACCACTATAGAATGATGTGGTGCGATAACTTGTCCACCACTGATAAGAATACTTTGGATATTCGTCGGCAGTTTCTATAATACCACGAGGTGAGAAATAGTCCATATGCCAAGTGGAAGTCCACTTGCTGTCATGGTAATCTTCTTGATAGTAATGTCGGTTGTCGCCAGAGTTCCAGCATATGTATGAGTATGGTAATCCGTCAGCACCTTTACCAAAGTCAAATACGGCCAGTTCACCTACTTTTGGTTGTGGCCAATAATCAGAGAATAGAAACATTATTTATTTCCTAAGGTTGCCTTTAACATCCAGCGGTGTTTGCGGTGTGTAGTAATACGGTCAGCAACAAAGTTCTGCCAACCCCAAGCCTTTTGTTCTCCTGATAGACGATAACATTCATCAAGGCAGGCCAATACAGTTTCGTTGGCGTCGTAGAGATTAGAAAACATTTTATCTGGTTTAGGAATCTGTGCGTCTTCTTTAATCTCGGATAGTTCTACCATACGAGCAAGTGAACCTGGAGCAAAGTTATCCATAGCACGGATCTGTTCAGCAATGTCATCTACGGAATCGTGTAGTTCTTCATAGAGGTCATTTAGAAACTTGTGGTATTGTGGAAAGTCGGAACCGATATAGTTCCAGTGGTATGCGTGTGACTTCATATACATCACGAACACATTACCTAATAATACTTTTGCCTTTTCTACTACTTCATCCATTTCAGGTCTCTTTTACGTTGGTTGTTGTATTTGCTACCACCGTATTTATAACATTGTCAGGAATAGGCACTCCAGCAGGCCAGCAATATGAGTTGATAACTGAACGGGGAAATCTTGCTATTGATACTTGGTCATTCTGGTTTCCACCTAAACCATAGACATACTTAGCATCAAAAGAGACGACAAAGAATACGTGACCGCCACCGTTTCGTTTCTTAGTGGCAATACAACCAACCATTGGTTTGGTTAGTTTCTGTCCATACTTGGCATAACTTAATGCCAATAATGAACCTGTATGAGATAGTCCTGCTTCATCTAATACGGCACCGACAAATGCGGCACACCAAGGTGTTGTATGGTCGTTCTTGATTTCTGGATGGTCTGCTTCAGCAAAGAACTTGACCACTTTTGGATTGGCCTTTGTGCTTGTGCCTTCGTGCAGTCCAATATACTTACTTGCTATTTTCATCCATGGTAGGTCTGTTATGTTCTTCATGTTTTCCCCATTTACCTAGTGGACATTTAGAGTCCATAAAGAGAGTTTTACCTTTCATAAAGCACATACACACCTTACACTGGTACAAAGTTGTCTCCAGTTCCGGGCACTCTTCACAAATCTTTATTCTTTCTGCCGCTACCTTACGGCGTTTTTCACCGATGGTATTTAGTTCCAGCATTAGTAAAAGTCCACAATCTCATCGGCCAGGCCATACTTGATTGCCTCTTTTGGAGTTAGCCAAACATCTTCGGCAGGTAACAGATACTTCTTGATTGTCGCCTCGGTCTGTCCGGTACATTTCTTATAATGCGAGATGATACGGGCACTGGTATTCTCAAACTCTTTTACTGAGGCCATCAGTTCGTGTTCCTTGCCAATGGTACCCCAAGAAAACTGGTGAGAGAGAATAGCAGTATTAGGTGTAATGAAACGCTTGCCCTTAGCACCTGCCATAAAGGTCAATAGACCACAGGAAGCAATCTCGCCCATGCCGTATGTATAGACTGGGATCTTGGAACCCTTCATCGTATCAATGAGGGCAAATGCCGATGCCACATTACCACCTGGTGAGTTGATAATGAACTTCATAAACTTAGGACGGTCTTTGCCATTCATAAGGTTACGAGCAATGATAAAACTCATAGCATCGGATGTGGAACCATTATCAAAGTCGGATGAGAAAATGTAATAGTGATGGTCTTCTAAACTTGGAATATTAGGTGAGTCTTTTTCGTTTTTTTCTACTAACGCCACTTTCATTCTCCATTTTGTAAGAGAAAGGCGGGAATTGCTCCCCGCCTCTATTTATTATCGCTGAATATGTATATGGTTATAATGACCAGGAACCCGCCATAGGACGGTGTAACCAGCCGCTCTAGCATCGGCGGCCAGCTGGTCAAACTTATGAGCATATCCAGAACGTGCTTCTACAACGCCGCGCCCAACGTTCACATCAATGGCTCGGCCAGCGTAATGGGCCCACCCGTGATGGACACGATGGACTCCACCAAATGCGGGATGTTCCGAAACACGGAACCCCTGTCGCTGTAGTTGGTGTCCGTATTCCACCAAGGATGTAGAAGCTGCGGCGAAACCCCAGTTTTCTTCCTGCTCCTCGTGGAACTGGCGGACCTGTCTCTTGTTCTTATAACGTGGTTGAGGTGAGACACTCCAATTTTCTCCGCCAAATACGCTGGCGAGTGGATCGGATTCCTCTTGCACGGATTGGTCTGAATATTGACTATGTTTGCCGTAATGGACTCTGGCTTCTGCCATGCCGCATACCGCAAACATAACAGATGCCGCCATGGCGGCTAGAATAATCTTCTTCATTGGTATTTCCTTCCTTTTATCCATCCAAAACCTAAGGTTAGCCTTTGGACTTCACCCCATTGATTTGGGGATGCTTTTACAGTTGGTGAAATGGTATCTCTTCATAATACCACCACGACCAACTAATCCACAAACAGGACAACACATTTCTTTTCTTGGTTTACACATCTTTTCTTTTATTTCCGGACAACTCAATCGTGCGCTTACCGATATACTAATCTTTTGTTTGTGTGTATCTGTTTTAGGATCCTTATTTCTAATAATATTTTTATTTTTTCCTTTTGATATAGATTTTCTTATAGAAATACTTATCTTTGCTTTTGTTTCTTCTGTTCTTTTTACACCTTTTTGAGAAGGCGGTATATATCCTAGTGACTTCATAGTAGCACTAATCTTTTGTTTTGTCTCCTCCGACTTTGGTTTAGATAGCAATAACTTAGTTTCATCCGTATGATTTTTTCCCTCAAATCCGCTCCTATTAGAAAATAAAGGAATAAAGTTGTTTTGGGGAGATGAATCGGAAGAAGGTATATATTCTACACCTAAGGTGTCTGATAAAGACTTATAAATATCCATTGCTGGTGCTCCAGAAAAGCATTAGAGTAGGTGGGACGGCCATCCGCGACCTACAGTAATAGTTAAGTGCCACCGGCCAGTACCTTCGTGGTCAGGTGGCTACCACATTCCGAAGAATATGGAATATCTATTTAGGCACCTAGATACCTTTTTCTTTATTTAATTGTGCCTCAAATACTTTATATAAACCTGTTACTGTATCAGAATTATAAACAACATCACTCATCATAGCAATAAGGCAAGTCATCTCACTTTTAGGTGGATTGGTGGTGACAGCAATAGAAGTACCTGAAATCCAAATGGTCTCTACCACACCTTCCTTGTTAGTCATGTTGAGTAAAGAGAAGAACTTGGAGTCTTCCATTAACTTCAGAACGCTTTCTCTCTTGTCACAGATAGGTAGTTCTTCCTTTTTAGGTTGAGACTTAGCCTGTGCCGAGAAAGAGGCAAGTATGGCGGCAAGCGTGATTAACTTTTTCATTTTTTCATTCCTCATCATATTTCATGTGAACACAATTACTATAACTTACCAATGGTAAATTGGACCGGCCAGTTGCATGTTTATATAGTACCTTTTTGATAGGTTCAGTTACCAACCCAGCAAATCCATCTGGTATACGAATACCTTCTATAAGGTTATATTCATATAACTTGAACGTCTTGATATACTCTCGTTTGGCCATCTCTTCATCTGTGGCATCAATAATCATAATTGCCTGTAGATGACCTTCTTTATTTTCTACATTAGTGGTGATTGTATAATAGCACATTGTTTACCTCTTACCAACCGAAATCATCTTCCTCAATAACCGTAGCACCAGGACTATTCTTAATAATTACATTCTTACGGACTGGACGCTGTGGAGCATAACCATATGCAGGAGCAACAGGAACAGCATAACCGTATCCATAACCATAAGGAGCAGCAAGGGCACCACCAATGATACCACCTACAAGGCCAGCGCCGAGCATAGCAGCACCATAACCGCCGCCGTAACCCCATCCGCCATATCCCCATCCACCCCAACCGCCGTAACCATAACCCCAGGCCTTAGCGGGAGAAGCAGCAGCAAAACTAA